TGACGAGATGTTTGCTTTGGTGTTTCTTCTTGAGCATATCTTGCAACTTGCTCAAGGCTTTCCATGACTTCTTCTAATTCTGTTTCTTCAGCAGCCAATCCAGGAATTACTGTTGCTGGATTTGTTGTGTTGCCTGGACGATATGGAATTGTAAATGTTAATCCAAGTTTATCGTTTGTGTACAATGCAACTCTTTTTCCGTCTGGGAAAATACGAATGCCTTGACGACGTAGAACCAACATTGGTGGTGGTTGAACTTCATCTTGTAGTGCTTCGCATAATTGATTTTTGTCTGTAATCTCAAAACTGTTTTGTAGATTCTTACGAACAGCTTGAAATGATTGAGTTGAACCAAGCGCTGCCTGCGTCAAAGAACTATTGTACTTCATCAACGCATCGCGCTGATTCTTAGGAAGTTTTGCAACGTCTCCGACTTGCGCATGCTTGCGCATTGCCATCTTAAGAGTTGGCAATTCGGCTGGCTTCATCAACCCCGCACGAACTAACGCATTGAGTTGCGCGTTATTCTGCTGAGGCTGATTCGGTGCTTCCGTCAATTTCGATTTCAGTTGTTTCAATTTCATTCGTTTCTACTTCTGGTGTAATGAGTGTTGAAGCGAGTTCAACTTTTTTAACTTCTAATGCATCAGTTACTTTATTCGCAATCGCAGACTGAAATGCAGCTGCAAATGCTTCTTTATCCTGATTCATTACCGCATCAATTAGATCAACGTTTTCCATAATTTTACTCCAAATTATTTAGTAATTTCTGATTGGAACGCTTGGTCAACTGTTGATGATGGTTCAGCAACAGTTGCTGGCTGTGGATTATCTGATTGTTCCTCAGCAATCTCAGCTTCCATACGCTCAATCCCTTCTTCATCAAAATGCAATACGTGTTTCTTGACCCATGCCTTTGAATAGTATGTTCCAACGTATGGGTCAATTTGCGCCATAAGTTGCAAACGAGCACCCATAAGTTCTGCTTCCTTCAATTCAGCAAAGTTATTGTCCTTGAGGAAGTCGTAGTGGATCTTTTCTTTTAGAATTTCCCACTCGTCCACAGAACAAATACCCTTCAGTGACAATTGACGTTTCATCAATTCGTCAAACAGTATTGTAAACTTATTGCGTAGGCGGTCAATAAACTTGGTAAACTTTAATTCATCTCTGGTGATTTCTGTTGAACGACCAAGAGAGAATCCTGTTTGTGGCTCAAGGCGAGAAACAGGAACATTCAATGACTTGTATAGTTTATTTTCGAAGTAGCGAACGTCAGACAACTCACCAAGATTTTGACCTGCTGGTAATGTTGTAATTTCTGTTGCCTTACCTTCGCCGCGACGTGGAATCCAGAAGTCTTCCATCATTGACATAAACTTACGATCGTCTTTGACTTCACCTGTTGAACTATCGTACACAACCTTGTTGCGGAACTTTGTCATGATATCACGGAGATACTGTTCTGCTTTGATCTTTGGCATGTTACCAACATCAATATAGAACACACGACGTTCTGGTGCACGCGATAGGCGATAGATAACTACCGCATCTTCAACCATGCGCAATTGATTAAGTGGCTTGATGGCTTTGTGAATATAAGACAAAACCATTTGACGTTTTGCGTCAAGTAATCCTGAGTTTACATTAACAATTGCATCAGCAGCAATTTTAACTGCTGTGTCGTTAACTTGTGTTACCAATGATTGACCCTGTACTGTGGCTTTTTCATTGAATACATAAAATTCTTGATACCCATCAACAACTTCGATCTTTGTGCGTGGGTCTTTCTTTTTAATAACTGTACGGACTTTCTTGATTTTACGAGGATCGATATAAACAAGTTCTTGAATGCCCATTCTTGGTTGTTTTTCGTCAATCAAGACTTGGTAGAACAATCTTCCGTCGATGTACCATCCACGGAAAATATCTGATCCCATATTCGAGAAATCTAACATACGAAGAACATTTTGAAATTCTTCGCGAATCATTTCTTTAATATTTTCTGGCTGTTCTAGGTCGTCAACCATAATCGTCACAGTCTTACCTGTAACGTCGTGCACGATTGCTTCATTGACAATTTCGTCAATAGCAGATTCTAGTTCTGGCTGCATCGCCATTTCGCGATAGCGAGTGACTAGGTCATTTTCGTTTTTGAAACTTGCTTCTAGGTCAAGATAAGTTCCGAAATAACCACCAGCTGTAACAGTGATCGCGCCGTCATCAGCAACAGGGACTGCGACTTGAGGCTGAAGTTGCTGAGGTGCCCCTTCAGGTCTTGTGCGAGTGATTTCGAAACCGAATAGATTGATTGCCATGCATTACTCCATCATAAAAAAGGGGGAGGATATCCTCCCCCTACGACACTATGCTTAGAATAGTGATTCAACTGGTGTTCTTAGAGACGTTGTAACACCACGATCAACTGATTCCCAGTACTGGTAAGCAAAGTTGACTGTGTATTCTTCAATCGTATCGTTTGAACCCCAATCAAGATCAATTTGAGAAATGTCTGTTGGGAACATACCAACAAAACGATATCTCTTAATTCTCTGACCTGCTTTGCTAAACTGAGTTACAGTAGCATCAACGCCATATTGCTGTGATGTTCTTGCTGTTGTTGAGCGAAGGTTTGTAACATTTTCATTGATACCGCGAACCCATGATTCCATTGAATTGCGAATCGCGAAGTCCTCGTCATTTAGAATTGTTACTGACCAATCAGCAAAAGTACGATTACCAGCAACCTTCACTTCGCGACCGAAGTAAGGTACTGTAACCATTCCAAGCGTTGACCCTGGAAGAGCAGCAGTCTTAACCATGAATGTTGATTTCGCAGTAGACGTTGATCTTCCCGTTACATATGAAGGGAAATTTAATTCGACTTCAAACAGATTAGGACGTGCGCCATCACCCTGTAACTGAGTACGAAATTGATTTACATTAAAAGCCATTGTTTTCTCCTGACTTTATCCTAGTCTATTTATTAGAAGCGACCAACGATCTCGTCGAAGGCAACACCAGTACGGACAGCAACAAAGTTCAACTGGATAAAGTTGATTGACTTGGCTGGCTTGACATAGATGTCACCGATGAACTCGTTACGATCAACAACTTCTGGAGTATTGTTTGTTTCGTCACAAACAACACGGAAGTCATAGATACCGCGACGACCCTGAACTAGACGTAGGAATGGTTCAACAAGATTTACGAATTGGGCTCTTGTGAATTCATCATTGAATTCGAAGAGGCTTGCCTTCGCTGCTCTGCTGATTGCCTTCTCTAGAACGATAAACAAGCGACGTACATTGATACGATCGAATGCGCTTGGCTTGCTCAATAGCGTCTTATCGCCGAATAGAACAGTGCCTTCGCCTGGGAACGCAACAACTGGGTTTACGCCAGCCTTGTATAGTGTATCGCGCTGTGCTTGATTTGGGTTGAATGCAAGTTTAATTACATTCTTCAACTGACCGCGATTGAATCCAGCTGGTGAGAACCATGGATCACGATCTTGGTCGGTACGAGCGCAGAGACCAGCAATGTCACCATTACATGGAATCCAACGATAGGTGTCGTTATACTTGTCATACTGATACTTCCAGTTGCTATCCATCACAGCAAACGAAGTTGATGTGAGAGAGCTGCGGAAGTTAGTGATTGCAGATACTGGATCCGCAGCCTGAACGTTTGCGAGAGCAGGTGACAAGAATGTTACGCAGTCACGACGACCATCAGAAAGTGCAACCGTGTTTGCTGCAACCGTTGATGAGTGACCTGCTGTCATAACAAGACTAATGTCAACATTGTCTGCACTTGCGAACTGCTGATAAGCGATCTGAACGTTACCGTCAGTTGGTGTTGCGTCAGTACCCTGAGCAAAGGAAACACCGTTTAGATTTTCGCCAGCAAATGCATGGCTTGCGTTGGCAGCAACACCCCATGTTGCATTGTTCTGACCCATTGCGTAAACATAGCGTGAGTTATTGTATAGAACATCGCGCCAGTAGATGCTTTCGCCAGATTCGCCACGAGCATTTGTTGCCTTGGAGACGTTTGCGAAACGCTCTAGAACAGTGTTTGCTGTTCCGCTGATCAAGCCATCTTCGTCGATAACTGCAATGTGCATTTCATCGTTTGCGTTAGACTTATAAGCAGCAGCAACCCATGCTGAAGTTCCAGGAGCAGCATCGAAAAATGGAGCATATGTCCAAGTTGAGAATGCTGTTGCGTTTGCGTTTGCGCAGATTGCAACTTTCAGCGAGTTTCCTAGTGAACCAGCATAACGAGCAGCCATAATGATGTCGGCGTTTGATGCGGTGAAGAAGCTGTTGAAGTAGTGATCTTCGTTGCGAACCTTGGTGTTGCTTGCCCAAGATGCGACGTTTAGAGCGACTGCAGTGTTTAGCGTTGCAGCGTCGGCACGAGAAACATATAGGCTATTGCTATATGCGAGGAAGTTTGCGGCGGTGAAGAATGTCAACGCAGTTGTTGAATCTGGTTTGCCGAATACTTGTACGAGCTCATCTTCTGAGCCGACTAAACGGGCAACATCGATTGGACCCCACTGAAACGCGCCAGCAACAGCGCCAGTGGATGTGGAAACTGATGGGACAACTGTAGTTGCGTCAATTTCGGATACATTCACGCC